AATAATAAGAAACCTCAGTAGGTAATTGAATTTCTTTTGAAGCAATTTCCTTCTTTTCGTATTTGTACTGTTTAATTTGTAGTTTCATACGATTACGACTCCGCTCATCTACGCGGATTCTCCATTGACTAACATCGAGTTTAATATTGGTGGTCTCGGCGTCCATTGGTCTATTATAGTGCAGGGCACAGATTATGAAAGATAATTACGATATTTCTGCTTTGAAGAAGAAAAAGAAGGTAAACAGTAGGGCGAAGGGTTCCACCTTTGAGCGGCAGATCGCCAAGATACTCAATGATAGATTGGGCACCACGGAATTTTCAAGAACTCCTGGGTCTGGTGCGTTCGCCACCACACACTCGTTGCCAGATCACCTTAAAATTTATGGGGACTTGATTACACCACAAAACTTTAAGTATTGCCTAGAGTGTAAGAAAGGATACAATAACCAAAACTTATATAGTTTATATAATCATAGTAGCGAGTTCTGGAAATTTATAGACCAATGCCAAAAAGATTCAGAGAAGTGCGGAAAGATTCCTATGGTTATATTTAAACAAGATAGACAGCCAACATTAGCCATCATCCCCTCTAATATAGTAGTACAATCTAATAACTACATAGAGATACACAAAGAGGGCATACACTATAGAGTATACATGTTTGATGATCTACTCAAAGAAGAAGATTCTATTTGGATGAGTTAAGAATCTCTTGCAGTAGTTTCATCTGACCCTCAAGGAACTGGTGAAGTGTAGACTCTGCCGTCTGCTTAGTAAGTGTATTCAGTCTTTTGATGGTGTCAGGAGAAATTCTAGTATTACTTCTAGTTCTTCTCGTACCTCCTCCCCAAGTGCCCTCTTGGTTAAAGCTAATCTCAAGACCATCAGGTGTAACCATTGTCATAGTAGTTCCAGAAACTTTAACTTGAAGGTTTCCAGCAGAGTTTGCCTTACATACTTCTTCGAATACCTTATTGTGTGGGATTGCGTAAGTCTCTCCTGAATCATCAGTAAATACCTGAGTCATGTTGTTGGCATTAGCTCCACAGATTAATGCCATCTTAACTGCTGCATCTTGAGCAGCCTGATCCCCAGACTCAATCGCAGATTTCATTTCCTTAAATCTAGCCTCCCTCGCTACCACTTCCGCAGCCCTTTGTTGAGTGCTCTCGTCACCGAAGTCTTGGTAGCCTTTGTCTCCTTTAAATAGGGCCTTACCTAGAGCAGATTCCTTTAGCGCGTTGTAACCTAGTAGACCTTTTACTCTTGCAGCGATACCCTTGAGCCTTGTCTCAGGAGACTCAGATTTGATCTTACCATCTTGTCCAACATAGGTTGTAAACTCAGTCAGAGGCTTTGTCATCTTTGCGATCTTAGCCTCTAGGTTCTTCATGTATTCTACCGCTCTGTTCTCTCTAGCCTGATCGTTACCGAACTGCATGGAAGAGATTCTTTTTTGGAACCCAGGCTCCATGTTGGCATCGTTGCGAGCTTCGCCAGTCATGATAGCCATCATTCGTTCAGTAGAATTGATCTCACCCAGTTTGACTTTTTTGAGTTTCTCAATTCTCTTCTGACCAATACCCACAGCGAAGGTTCCGTCGTCTCGTTTTTTAACTTTAGAACCAAATTGCTTGGCTGCTGCCTCTGCTCTAGCCTGATCGTTGTAAATTAGATTGGTATCCTCACGGCCACCAGTCTTGATCTCTCTACCCGCTGGTTCTACATTGTCTGCGCCCGCTGCCTTTACGAAAGCCATCTGGAAAGATAACTCTTTTAGGAACCAGTTCTTAAGTGCGGTGTTGCTCTGTGCAATTCCTGCTTGTTCCGTGAGAACTTCTCTCTCAAAAGTTTCGTCTAGCCCTAATGCAACATCGTCCTGTACATTTAAAGACTCAGCATACTCTGTAAGGAATTGTCTACGCTTGTCGATCTCCGCTGCTACTTCTTTGAATGCTGCTTGACGGGAAGCCTCATCGGGAGCGGCTAATAGACGAACTCCTAGCTGGAGAACTAATTCGTTGAAGGTGCCCTTAACTGCATTAATGGCGTTTGTGCTTAGATTGTCTTCTGCAATCTCATTAAGATTAATGTCTGCGCCGCACTTATCTTTAACCTTGTTAATGGCATCATTCTGTAGATCATTTGGCGTAATAGTTACACCTTCAGAAGTGTCTGAGCCAAAAACAACCATTCGGTTTTTATAAAAACCAATCTTCTGGGTGATAGTATCACAATCCCCTTCGCCTCCAAGGAAGTCCATAAGGGCATCGTGGGATTGAGCTACAGAGTTAAGTAGTCCAGGCTCCATCTGACCTTCGCCTGTCTTCTGACCTGTCTCTGGGTTGACCTGAACTACCTTACCCGCTGAAAGCTTGTGTGCAAAGCCAGCATTACTGGCTCCTGTTAAATAAACTCCAGGGTTTTTACAATACTTGGGTTGGCTCTTGGGATCATACTGCTCGCAAGCAGATTGAACAGTTCTAATACTATTATCAATTGAGTCTAAAGCAGGGCTGATTTGATCTAAATTATATCCGCGTTCCTCAAACGCACCTCCTGGCTGTGCAAGCTTGGATAGTCTTTCGGCCTCTGCCTGTTGCTCTTGATCCTCTATGTTATCTCCAACCTTATCTGATGCAGGGGGTTCTTCTCCCTCGCCCGCCATGGCTTTAAACATCATCTCCCACACGGTATCGCCAGCAGTGTTTGGTTTTCCGTTTTGTTTTACTTTTGCTCGGGCTCCATTAGCATCCAACACTGTGGCTTGTGGGATATCAGGACTAGGTGGTTTTACCGAAACCCCTCCGTCCTTAGTTTGTCTATATTTAAAACTTTTTAAGCCAGGATAATTTGGATCTTCAATACTTTGCTCATAGCCTGGGGTAGCTGGAGCGTTCTTTAGTATGGCTATCAAAGCAGATTCTGCCTTAGGATCATCCTGCTCGCAAATATATGTCAGCTTGAATGTTCTCTTTTTGAGCTTACTGTAGCTCTCTAATAACTCTGAAAGGTAATCCATGATATATTATAGCCAAGCGAGAAAAGGCTCAGTCTGAATGTAGGTACAGACTGAGCCTTAAGAGTTATCAACCAACTCTATCAGGAGGGGTTGGAGTAGTTGTAAACATTCATGAAGTCGTACTTGAAGTTTACAGTCAACTGGTGGAACTGGTTTTGTGAGTAGTTGAACTCAGAGGCAGACCATGAAATGGGATAAACACCATAAAGCTCAATCGTAGAGTGAGGAGTTAGGGTGTTGTCAAGCATGACAATCTCCACCTTATCAGCCTTAAAGCTCTGTCCAGTAGTACCTCCTGGCTGGGCGCTCTTAGTCATCTCACCAGTGATGGGATCATAGGTGTGACGGAAGAAGCGGTAAAGATCAGAGGCGGTCTCACGAAGGTACAGGTTGTCGAAGTCGATGGTAAGCTCGCCAGGAGTGGTCTTGCCTGGGTAGTGAAGCTTATCGTTGACACGATCAATAGTGATAGTCTCGTTCTTCATCTCAAGACCACCGACCTTCTTAGCAGCTAGGGTAAGATCAGTTTGGTTAGTAATATCCTCAGGAAGACCGAAGAAGTGAACTTCAAACTGATAGGCCCGAACCGAATCAAGGTCAGTTGATACGGTAGGCAGACCCTGCCCAGGGGTGAAGTCTCTGCCATATTTATTCTTGTAGTAAGATGTTGCCATTATTTATCTCCTTAGAGGGAACCTAACTGAGCCGACTGGTTGGTCAGGTTAATTTCAAAGATGAGGATCTCAGCAGTCTTGGTTGGCTTGATAAGAACCTTGGTCCAGAGTTCATTACGATCAACTCTGATTGGAGTATTCACAGTCTCGTCACAGACAACACGGAACTCGGTGATGCCTCTGCGTCTGCGAATGTCATCAAGGAAGGGGTTAAGAACACCTTCGATTTGTGCCCAGGTGAACTCATCGTTAGGCTCGAAGACAAACCTCTGAGTGGAGAGGAGAATGATCTTGCGAATGTAGATCATCAGTCTGCGAACATTAATACGGTCAAGAGCCGTGGGAGCACGCTGGGTGGTTCTTTGGCCGAAGATAGTGATGCCCTGCTGTGGGAAGTTGACGATTGGGTTGACAACATTACCACCGCTGTAAAGGCTGTCTCTATCACCTTGGTTGAGCTTGACCTCAGTTTCGGTTGGCTTAGTTAGGCGACCTCTGCGGAAACCAGCAGGAGCAAACCAGCTATCAGCAACTGCATCAGTGAAGGCCATTTGTCTTGCACCGAAGATAGAAGGATCTAGGAAGCGATCCTTGCCATCAAAGATGGAGAAGACTTTAACATGGGGCCAGTAGAGAGCAGCGTAGGAGCTATTGATTGCAGAAGTTCTAGAGCCAGCGGTGCTGGAAGACTTGCCGTTTGACCAGTCAATTGCATCCTGAACAGTTCCGATTGCGTAAGGTGGAGCAAGCAGAGCCAGGAAGTTTTGTGTAGTCTCAGCAAGAGTAACCAGAGCATTTTGAACACTCTCAGTGTAAACTCCAGGCACAAGAGCGATGCCGATGTTTAGAAGAGGATCATCAAGAGCTTGCATACCAGTCTTGGGATCTTGGGTAGCGTCACCAATTAGAGCAGTTGCTTGATCTGAATCATCTCCGTTGGTTCCACCAGTTAGATTCTTACTAGCGGTTTCAATAAGCTTGAGGAAACGACCGCCTCCCTCAGAACCGAGGCTATAAGTATCAGCAGTTCCAACACCATTAGTAACAGAATCTGGAAGTCTTTGTTGAACTACTGCGAACTGCCCACCCCCGAATAGGGT